GGTATAGCAGTAGATGTTGTAACCGAAAATATTTTTTACTGTGAAGACAGTAACTCTGTTTTTATCTCAACAGAGAAGACATATGACTCACCAGTATCTGGTAAGCCAGCACAACTAATTGGTTGGGTTGAGAGTTCAGATGTTAACAAAGCAAAAGAGATTGATAAGATTCTTGATGCGTACAAGCATTCAAGATTTACGTTGCCTGATACACAAAAAATTGCAAAACAGGCAAACGCAGAAGGAGGTAATGAAATGTCAGATAACACAGAAAACGTAGTTGCTGAAGATGTTGCAGTTGATGCACCAGTTGAAGCAGCCGTTGAAGAGACAGCAGTAGTTGCAGAAGATGCAGCTCCAGCTGAAGCTCCTGCAGAAGATGCAGTAGCAGAAGACGTTCCTGCCGAGACTCTGGAAAAAGCAGCCGAAGTATCAGAAGATAAGGTTGATGAACCTGATTTTGCAAAGATGTTAGGCGATCTAAAAGGCTTTTTCTCAGAAACTCTAAACAAGGCATCTGAAGCAAATGCAGCACAAGTTACAACAATCCAAGAGACTGTTGAAGCTTTCAGCAAGAGCGTAGATGCTAGAATTTCAGAGTTGGCAGAACAACACACAGTGCTTTCAAGCGCTGTAAACGATATCAAGAGCACGATTGATGGTGTACAAAAGCGTGTCGATGCAGTAGAATCAGAGACTGCAATTAAGAAGTCTTCAGATCTTGGCCGATCAGAAGAAGTAACAATCAAAAAATCCAAATGGAACGGTTCTTTCCTCGGTTCCGTGAACGAAATATTTAACTAAGGTAGGTATAAATAATGAGCAATGAAACATTAGAAAAAGCAATTGCAACTGGCACAACAGCCCGTGGTACATTTGCTTCAACAACTGGTGGTTCTGGAGTACACACAGCTAGCGAGTCTGGCAATGGTGGTCTTCTTAACCCTGAACAGTCTGCCCGCTTCCTTGACTATATGTTCGACGCAACCGTAATCGGTAAAGTTGCACGTACAGTTCGTATGAAGTCAGACACAGCCGAGATTGACCGCATGTCCGTTGGTGAGAAGCTTATGAAGCTTGCAACTGAAGGAGATAACGATGCTGCTAATAGTGCAGTAACTTTCTCAAAGATTTCTCTAACAACAAAGAAACTCCGCATGGACTGGGAGCTTTCAACTGAGTCTCTAGAAGACAACATCGAAGGTGCAGATCTAGAAGATCATATTGCACGTTTGATGGCGACACAAGCAGGAAATGACATCGAAGATGTTATTCTTAACGGTGACACATCACTTTCTTCAGACGCTCTTTACAAGTCATTTGATGGCGTTGTAAAGAAGGCAAAGGCATCAGGTCGCGTCGTAGACGCAGCTGGCGCTGAAGTTTCTCGTGAAGTATTCAACAAGGCACTTAAGGCTATGCCACGTAAGTACAAGCAACGTCGTGCAGACCTTCGCTTCCTTGCTGGATCAAACTTGATTCAGGATTTCCTATACAAGAACAGTATTGGAACAAACCAGACAATTCCACAGGACATCGCTTCAAGCGTTATCCGTGGCGGAGTCGCACCACTAGGTGGACCTGCAGGATATGTGGCACCATTCGCATTTGGTATTCCAATTGTTGAAGTTCCACTTCTTTCAGAAACACAAACTGGTACACACTCAGGAGCTTCAGGTTCACACGGAGATATCCACTTGTCATTCCCAAATAACGTTGTTATTGGAATCAAGCGTGATGTAACTGTATACCGTTTCTTCTGGCCACGTAAGGACTCAATTGAGTACACAATGTATACTCGTGTTGGCGTCCAGATCGAACAAGCAGATGCTTGGGTTGTCGTAAAGAACGTTAAGGTTGCTTCTTAATTAATTAAGAAATAGCCCTAGAAAGGCCCCCAATTAATTTTGGGGGCTTTTCATTTTAATTTAACAATGCTATAATTGAATAACCTAACAAAGGAGAATATATGTCATTTGAGACATTAAAAGTAGCAGAACTCAGAAAAGTTGCAGAGGATTTTGCAGTTGACACTGATGGACTAAAAAATAAGGCCGATATTATTGCCGCTCTTGCCGAAGAGGGAGTAACATGGTCTGTTTACCAAAAAACGATTAAGGATATTGAAAAGGCGGCAGATGAATTCAGCGAAGATGCAGAAGAAATCCTTCCACGATTTAATCCTAATGCTCAACCAGAAGATACAGTTCTAGTTAGAATGACTAGAGAGAATTATAGATATGATATTCTTGGTTTTACATTTACAAAAGAGCATCCTTTTGTTGCAATGACAGAAGATGACGCTCAAGAAATTTTTGACAAGGAGGAAGGTTTCCGTTTAGCAACTCCAAAGGAAGTTCAGGAGTACTACGCTTAACCTTTATTAAATGGAGATTCTGGTAAATTCAAGTTCACCTATAACACACAAGGTGTTTTGGAGAGGTCAGCTTACTGATGCTGATGCTCTTCCTGTTGTAAAAATTTTTGATATTACAGAAGATCCAGCAATAACACCTCCAATTAATCCAGGAGTTTCATTAGCAACCCTTACTCCTGTAAAATCAGAAGTTGATTATGGCACATATACCGTATACATTCCTTTTGATTACACCAATAGGCAAAGACAGCTCAGATTAAATTGGGTATATACCGTAAATGGTGAATCTATGTACAAAGACCACAAGGTTTTTGTACAGACTCCTTATACGGATATGAGCCAGGCAGTAGATGCTCTAGGACTTGGTTCTGACTATTCAGATCCAAATTCTAAATCATATCTTGAACTATGCAATGCTGAAAGATATGCTAGAAAATTAATTGAAGCATATACGGGACAACAGTTTTATTTATATGACGATGTTCAAATAGTATACGGAGCTGGTTCTGATATTTTGCCATTACCATATAAAATATCAGAACTTCATGAACTATATCAAAACGATATACTATTATTAGATAATTTAAATGGCATAGATAATTGGAATTACTCAACTATGATTTCTGAAAGCGGATTTGGTTTAAGAGTAAATAGAGCTAATCTGCTTGATAATACAGTATATGTTGCTAATGGGATGGTTCCACCAACAATAAATGATACTTATGGCGGAGCATTTTATAATGGATCTGTTTATCGTGTTCAAGGTACATTTGGATGGGAACAAATTCCAGATGAAGTAGAATTAGCATGCCTTGAACTTATGAAAGACTATTTCTCTAAAGATAAAGTTTGGCGTAATAAATATATGAAATCAATTCAAACATTTGACTGGCAATTCGAATACAATTCTGGTACTTATGCAGGAACAGGCAATCTTTATGCAGATCAATTGTTACTTCCATATGTTATCAATAAAATGGTTGTTGTCTAATGTATGATCTTGTTGACTCCGTTATGCCGATGTTTATGGATGTCTACAGACAGTTTGATTTACAAGATCCAAATACAGGGGCGATAAAAAAAGAATGGCAGTTCGATAGAACTGTTCCTTGTAGCGCAAAAGGCATTATTAGTAACTCATCTTCTAGTCGTACAGGAGATAAGCAAATAATGTCTAATAAGTATATAAATGATCAGATACTACAAGTTAGAACATCGGAAAAAATTAATTTAAGAGAAAAGCTTACAAATATAAGAGACTCACAAGGCAATGTTATATGGGAAGAAATTAATTTTCCAACTAATACTCCAACAGTTTTTGAACTAATGGGAATAACACCAATGACAGATCCACTAGGCGGAGTTGTAGGATATAATTCAACAGTAAAGAGATCGGAGAATCAGACAATTGGACAATAGCTCTATATTGGTAACTGCCGCCAGTGGTCTACAAAAAGGACTAGCTGGTACTCCTGGTATAATTTTAAAAGATAGTACTGTTGCACAAATATCTGCTGCTATATATTATCAGTCACAAGTTGTATCAAAAATTACAACTAATAAACAATTTCAAAATAAATTTCAATCTGTCATATTTAAGCAGCTAGAAGAAGATTTTGGTATGTATATTGATTCTCAGGCAAGAGTTAATCCTAAATCTTTACACCATGTATATGAATGGAATAAAGTTGGAAACCCAGGATCTAGACTATTTAAATTAAATGTTATTTCTTCAGAAGGATTATCATTTAAAATTAATTCTACATTTCTATTATCAAAATCTACTGTTCCAAATAATATTAGCAAAAGAAGACATGTGTTTGCAAATAAAGCTTCCGTGATGGAAGCTGGAATGCCTCTCACAATCCGCCCAAGGTCAGCAGAGCGTCTAGTATTTGAAACTGATACTGGAGTAGTCTATATGCCTAAAGGAGCCTCTGTAACCGTTAAGAAGCCTGGTGGAGGGGCAGCAACAGGAAGATTCCAAATAGCATATGCAAGATTCTTTACAGGTAATCTTGTTAATCTATCAATTAAAAAATCAGGATTTCAAAGATTATTTAATTCGTCTTTATCTAAGGCAATGAAATTACCACCAGATATTAAAAGAGTTAAATATTCCTTTTCCCCAAATACTTTAAATATGCAGGCAGAATCTGCAGTATCAGCAGCCTTTGGAGGTATGTCATGACAGTAGATTATAAAGCAGACATGATGCTAGACCTAAGAAAATTCCTATGGTCACAATTGATTTCAAATAAAATTTTTACAGCAACAGATTATTACTCAGACAATATTGGACAAGAGATTATACCTATAATTCCAGTCCAGCAGGCACCAGAACTAAATCAATTTTTGAGCGGCAAGAAACATATTGTGTATGACAAAATAGGACTCTCATATGAGGACAATTGGGCTATATGCTGCGAACAAGTTTTATTTACTATATACTCAACAGATGTCTCTGAAATTAATGAAATTAGAAACCTAATGACTGATCTGTTTAGAAGAATGGATGATTCGGCTAGAGATACAAATGCCTATTCTGGCATATCCAAGAAATTTAAGTTCTTCAGCATATTTATTGCTGACATATCCCCAACATCTCCTTCTGAGGAGCTACAGGGAT